AGATATTTCTACTTATATGAATATTCCAGTGAAAAATACTATTTTAGTAGAGGAGGATTAATATTTTTATGATGACGTTTGACGAAATGGAAACTGTAGTAGAACTATGTGACAGCCTATCTGATGTAAAAAGAAAACAGGCTTTAGATAAAATGATATTTGAATATCGGCAATACATGCGATCAGGAAGTCCGGAAGATTGTGCTCAGAGAAAAGAATGGATGAAAATGTCCTATGAGGATATTCGTAAAAACTTTAATAATACTGTCAATGCTTTACGAAATGAAGTGAAAGATATTCGAAATTCATATACTAATAAGAAACCACCTAAGAAACAGGCAGGTAGACCAAGAAAGAAGAAAGAAACAGAGAATTGATATTTTCATGGAATTATCATTAACAAAATCTAACTGATAGGAGAGGTCTAATTAAGGGCTTCTCTTTTTATTTTGGAAAGGAGAACTAAATTATGAAATGTAAAGGGACAGTATGGGCTTATATTAGAGAAGATAGAACTACAGTTAAGGAGTATAAGGCATTATTGTATTACAGCGACGCATATTATGATGGAGATTTTTGGGAGCCGGGTACCACATATTTGAAATTGCTTGACAAGGATGGAAAAGCTATTAAGAAAGTAAGGTGTACCAATATTCCAAGAGTTCCCTGCAATAACACATTATGGTTTTATACAAAGCAGGTTTTGGATCCGCTGGCTATGTTTGCTAATGTAGAGGCTGACATCATTGAGGAAGAAAAGACAAAATCCAACTCTCTTAAAGTTATTGATATTTTGAAATATATGCCCCTCACACAAGATGTCATTATCTATATGTCTACACCAAATAGTCGTTTCTCGTCAACAGTCAACGTAGCGTTAAAAGTATTATCAGATGATATTTTACAGTCTGAAGTTTACAAGCTTAGAGCAATCAGCACAGATTCTAGTATTCGTATTTACATCGAAAAAGATCGGGAGGAGCAGGAATGAGATTGAGAGTGAAGCATAACCAGCATTTTCATTGCTGGTTCGGGGAAGAATATGATGATTTGCTTGGCTCCTGGTATACCGTAACTAATCCGTGCTATACAAAATGGGGTGCAAAAAGAGAACTTCGTAGCTTGTATAAGTACTATAGTGATCCACAGAAGATCGAAGAGATCGAAGAGATTGATATTCCGAAACTGATGAATGAGGACTCGTCTATGGTTTTGAAATCTATATGCGATGGATCATTAGTCCTGTTTGAAGCTATGGTGCTCTTTCATATGGGTTACTCGATTTCGAACTGGGAGTGGTGCGTGATCATATCACTTACTATTTGCTACCGGTTGCTTGCGATGACTGTATTATAATAAGAAAGGAAATGATATTGAAAGTATATTTATACAACTTTTACAGAGGGAAACTGCTGGAATATGAGGGAGAGCTGCTTGTTAGGAGTAAGTATCAGGCTATATTCAGAGTTTTGAATAAAAATGGCGATATTATTCGTGTTTTAAAGTGTGATCCGAAACCTGGTGTTCTGTATAACCGTAATGTTTGGTTTGATGAAGTAAATAAGGTTAGAGCTATTGATATTTTCATGGATAATGAGCTTTCCAAAATCAATAAACTAGATGAGGAGCTTCAGAAAAGAAAAATCACTGTAAATGAACTTATGAGAATGAAAGCGGAGGTGCTTATACGTGACGCGGGAAAATCTGAGAAGACTGAGACTGGTCAGGAATGAGATGCTCTGTAAGTATATGGAACATAGTAAGAGAGCTAATAACTGTTTAACTGAAGCACATAAGCCAGGTGTTGCTTCACAGAGAAAAGAAGAGCTTAAAAATTTGTTTCATTTATATTTCTTCATAGCAGGTGAATGGAAAGATTTATTTCATTATTTAGACACCATTATTCATGATATAGAAGAGGAGATACAGGATGCACGTTATTAGATTTATTATCAGTACAATGATACTTATTGTTGAGGAATTGATTCTGATTCATATGGGATATTCTATCGTGAATTGGGAATGGTGGGTCATTATATTACTTACTATTTGCTATCGATTGCTTGGAACGCTGTTTTAATAAGAAAGGATAAGAAAGGAAATGATATTTTATGGCATCTGAAAACAAAAAGAGAAAAGCACGGAATTCCTATTTACATAATGGTGCAGACAAGAAAGATTGTAGAATGAAACATTATATGTATTTTACCAAACGTAGTAGAAAACATTGTAATAAAATTACGGAGGGATGATATTTTTATGAGAGTTAAATTATTTACACACACAGATTTAGACGGTATTGGATGTGCTGTTCTGGCATATTTAGCATTTGGAAAAGAGAACGTAGATGTTGAATACTGTAACTATGATGATATAGACAATAAAGTAGAGGTATTTATGGAGGATTGTGATTTATACAGAAGTTATGATAAGATCTTCATCACCGATATTTCTGTCTCAGATTCAGTAGCTAACATGATTGATATTTTGGATAGAGTAGACCGGAGAGTACAGTTGTTCGATCATCATGGTACAGCACTGTTCTTGAATAAATACGATTGGTGTATGATAAATGAATATATATATTTGGCGAATATCATCAAGACATGCGGGACAGAGCTGTTTTGTGTTTATGCTTTATGGCCGGAATACCTCAATATCTGCACTCCATATGCACGGACAAAGATTCTTAATTTTGTTACTGTTGTCAGAAACTACGATACATGGTGTTGGAAAGAACTTGGTAATATAGGACTTACCAGCAAACAGATGAACGATCTTTTCCATATTTACGGCAGAGAGAAATTTATTGACTGGGCTATGAAGCGTATTCAGCATCAGGATGAGTGGTTCTCGGAAACGGACATGCTCCTACTTGATCAGAAACAGAAAGACATTGATATTTACGTAGAAGAGAAAGCCAAACAGATAAAGCAGTTTACAGACCAGTTGGGTAATTCATATGGTATTGTATTTGCTGAGAGATATTTCAGTGAGCTTGGTAATCAGTTGTGTGAGATGAATCCAGATCTGGCTTATGTTGCTATGATTGATATTTCCAACGGCAGAGTATCATATCGTAGTATTCGTGACGACATTAATCTTGGGACAGAAATTGCTCATAATTACGGAGGTGGTGGTCATCCTAAAGCCGCTGGTAGTACCTTTGACTCTACACGGGCGATGGAGACTGTTACTAATTGGTTATTTGGTGATGAGAATTCCGAAAATATATTATAGGTCGCATTAGAATCCTACTATGTTATGAAAACTATACAAAATATTCATTTATAGGAGGACGAGATTATGAAACAAATAGTATTAAACGGATGCTATGGGTGTTTTGGATTATCAGAATGTGCAATTGAATTATATCGTGAACTCGGAGGAAACAAGATTACGAGATACGGATTCGATCGTTGCGATCCAATTCTAATCGAAGTTATAAAACGATTAGGAGAGGAAGCAGACGGCGATTACGCAGCTCTTTATATTGAGGAGTTCGATGAGCGATATGATTATCATATCGCTGATTACGATGGTTATGAAACATTGAAAACATCCGTAAATGAAAATATTTTACGTAGCCTTATAAAGGAAGAAGATGAAGACAAAATTGTAGAGTATGTTATGGGAGCTCGGGCATAATGCCTGGGTTCTTTTCTTTTTAACGCGGGATAATCATGGGCTGTTATGATAAAAGATTATAATTTAGGAGGTAATTTATTATGAGAGATTATTACACTACAGGCGAGGTAGCATACCTGTTAAAGGTGTCAAGATCTACTGTGAGTAAATGGATCAGAGAAGGGAAATTAAAAGCCTTCATTACTAATAGTGTTACCGAAGATGAATGGGATTTTGACGATCGGCTTAGTAATAGCGTAAAGAAATCTTTATGCTATGCGATTAAGCCTGAGTCGTTAGATGAACTTGTCTTTGATATGCCGGTTGGGACTATGGAAGCATTTATAATCAGATCCGAACAGAAAGATCTAGCTGAATGCATGAGTATGCTAGATAAGAGAGAACAGGATTTGTGTAATGAACTTGAAACTATTTCAAGAATCAAATCTTATATTAGAAAGGAGATTGAGCCTTATAACTAGGGCTCTTTCTTTTGCCTTATATTTACGATTAAGTTATGTTATATGTTATAGTATTAATATTTCAAGGAGGGTATATACATGTGCGATTTTTTGTAAAAGAGAGCAGGTTACAGATGATATTTCAGAGATGGTGAATATTATTGGTGGGGTAGGAATTGGAATAGGCGAAAGCTCAGATGTGATGAACCTATTAGTATACTTGACTGAAAATGACAAAGACGAACCAATACTGCAGGCTGATTTATATCCTGTCTCAGGTATCGGTAGTATTGCCACGGTCAATATTCCGATTAAGTACTGTCCGAACTGCGGTAGGAAATTGGTATAATGATATTTAAAAAGGAGAATTAAGATTAAGATGAAAATTACAATAGGTCCACGACGTAGTGGAAAAACAACGAGAACGATTATGAAGTCGGCTAAAACTGGTAGCTATATTTTGGTGGCTACTATCGAACAGGCCAATGTGATATTTAAACAGGCTAAAGATATGGGATATGATATTCCGTATCCTGTCGCTATTGGAGAAATTACAACTGGACGTAAATGTTTTGATAATAAACACATGAGAGAACACGGTGTATTAGTTGACGAAGCCCGGATAGTGCTACAGAAAGCTATATATGACATACCGATTCATGGCATGACTCTGAATAACGATGGTAATATTGATATTCTTGAGCATGGGGCAACTCATACGTTGAATGCCGCTAATTTAAAAGAATATTCAGATCTACGAGAAAGGTATAACCACCCGAAACGGGAAATTAGTACCGATGGTAAATTGTGTTGTTCTGAATGTTTTCATATAGTAGACATTACTGATCACTTCTGCAGTAAATGCGGTCAGAGATTGGAGTGATATTTTTATGAAGAAATTAACAATATATTGAAATGATCTTGTAAGATTACATGAATGTCTTACTTGTCCATATTTCAAGCGATGTGAACGTGATGTTCCCGATCCAGAAGAGTATCCAGACGGCAGATGTAAAACCAAGAAGCTTTTCCAGAATGGTACCATGGATTTCTATAAAGTAGAGGGATATCCTCCGTACAGGGGTTACTGAAAATCGCGTTAGAATCCTACTATGTTATGAAATAAAACAAAGGAGGATTTTGTATGAACAAGAATATTAGAGGAATTCAGGTGAGTCGTAAATCTGATTTCGTAAACATCGGATTAGAGGTTGACAACACTGGAGAATTATTTATGCTTCAAGTGAACTTCATTAAAAACCCGCTTAATTGGGGTATAACTATAGGTTTTCCTGAGGGAGGATCTACTACGTTATTGCTCGAAAATGGCGAGAAGGAATATGAAGATTATCCATTTGAATGCATGGGTATGAAGTTCAATGTTGACCTTTATGATAATGACAATCTCGATGTTTATGAGATTTACATTTATCAGTAATTTCTTAGAGGGGTTATATACTTGCCCCTTTGTTTTTCTGTTTGAAAGTATCTGAGAACGGCTTTCATGTCAAGTATTGAATTAATTTATATTTGTGGTAGAATGGATTTCACTTAAATGGAGGTAAGACACATGAAAATCACAATCGTATATTATGATGGAAAGAAGACAGTAAGAGAAACTCGTGGCGGTAAGAACCAGAAGTAACATTGATATTTTCAGATTCAAGGAGTCTAGGTCGGAAACGGCTTGGACTCTTTTTTTGTCGCGGGATAATCATGGGCTGTTATGAAAGGATGGTGTTTATTATGACAAAATTTACAATTATGACTATGGACAATGCTAAGGAGATTGGTGAATTATTCGAAACCCACGAAACCGCATTGATCAATTTTGGTGCCGAAATGTACCGTAAAGGTATGATTAAAGGTGCATTGATACTTGGCGGTGGAATGGTTATAGGGATGATAACCAATCCTATAGTAGATAAATTAGTAAAGAAAGTTAAAGAAAAGCATAGTAAAGGAGAGTAATTTCAAGAATGGGAATTTAAGGTTAAATGTACTTGGATTCCTGTTCTTTTTATCTTTGTAGAAAGGGTGGTGTTACATGGGTATATTTTCACAAGATACAGAATTGATTCATTTAATGAATAAACGGGATAATATGTTGGATGAGTGTGTAAGTTCATATGTCAACGGTGATTTTCCAAAATTGAGAAATCAGCTTGACAGATCCAAGGATATTAGAAAAAGATTTAGAGAAACATCGCATTCTTGTCCTGATTCTGACAAGCTTATTATATTAGCAAGTCAATTTATAGAAACTTGTGATATTTTCGAGAGACTGTTGCATGAAGAATTGGTTAGAAAGGAAATGGGGATAGATGTACAGAAAAATAAAAGAATTACTACAAAGTATTAAAAGGCGATATTCATACGACGTATGTTACACTCAGCGAGAAAAAGAGGGCTATGCTATATTTGAAAATTGTTGCGGATGGGTAGGCGGTACATGGATGACGGGATATTTATCTGAGAGATGTATTGATTGTCCATACTACATTGAACTGGAGGATTGATATTTTTATGAAATACATAGATAAAGGAGAAGCGTGGTTGTACAGATTTGTTGATGGTGAGGTAAAAGAATTTCATGGTCGTATAAGTGCTCCTGAAGAGAAATACCAGTTCTTTTCATCAGTTACTAAGGGCGGTTATATTTTCGAGAGCGATGATGGTTCTTGGAAATGGAATGTCGCTATTAACGAGGGTGTTGTATATCTGAATTCAGCATGGCTGAGAGAACAGGATAAGAAGAAAGCCGTTGAACTATTTCATGAATATAAGAGAGGTAGATTCATAAGGATGTTCTCGAAGCTTCAGAATTATTATACTGATATGTGTATTTTAGAAGACATTCATAACGGACTGGAGGTTTGATATTTTTATGAAAGATGAATTAAAAGAAGGAATTAGATCGTTTCTCAAAGTTAATAACATTGATAATTTGAACGTGGCGGATTTAATAGACGAATATGAATCCGAACAGATATTTACAGAACTCAAGGACGGTAGTTTTGAAATGGTAACAGGTAATACAATTGAAGAGCTTGTGTTGTGGTTACATGATAAATTGATTAAATAACTTTCAGAAAGGATTGATATTTTTATGGATAGTATAAAGTTGGGAATACAGATTGCCACCTTTGTGATTGGCATCTGTATTTACGGTGCTATTTGGAAATACTTCGCTGATAGACTTAGTGATATGGATGATGATGCTTCGCCTTGTATAGTAGGTTTCTATACGGTTTGGTTTATACTTCATATTATTGGAATTACCACAGCTGTAATTTGGGCTTGGATGTGAAAGGAGATTTATATTTTCAGTACTTATTATAGGAAGAAATAAGACTAGCATAAAAAGATTTTACAGGAGTTGCGGTGAAGTAGGAAATGAACGAATTGAGAAGAGGAAAGAGATGGATAAGGATTTATTTTTAAAATTAAACAGCCTTACTACAGATGAGCTGTGCGAGATTTATTACAATCTGAACGGATTTAGATGGGATGATCGCATCGGAGAAAAACCAGATGGGTTCGATAATTTGCCGACTAGACGATATAAATGGTATCACATTTTTACAAGAAGGACCACAAAAAAAAGATTATGTCGAGCCAATGTTTATGATTGTAAAAGACATTCTTCCAGAAGAAGATTATACGCACTGGCTCAACGTAAAGAAATTGAAAACAATGACTAATGAACAATTTGAGCGATTTTGGAAAGTGCATCAACAAAATTTTCATAATTTGTCAATATGGTAACAAATAAGCTTGATACGGCTATGTCTTTATATTTTTATCATGGGTGAAGGAGGTGATACCGGTGAAACGTGGAAGACCACTAAAAGAGATGGCTCGAAGAAAGACTGTCACATTTCGTTTAAGCGATGACGAGTATGATATGTTGCTAGAGATAAGCAAAAAAGTGGGAAAACCTATATCTGAAATTGCTCGAAAAGGGGTCATTATGTCTGCTGTTGGGGAGTCAGATCTGTATGATTTGCAGCATAATTAGACTGATTTTCCGTATTACAAAAAATGAATTTCCGTGTTACAAAAAATCGAAAATGGGTATTTATTGTATTACAAAAAATCAAAAATGAATTATTGTAATACGGAAAATAGGGAATTATTGTATTACAAAAAATAATCTGACGAATTATTGTAATACGGAAATTCGGGCAAAAATAGTGAAAAATCGCTAATTTAGGTTAAAAATGGGGTATTTTAGGGGTAAAAAGGTATTTTTCGTGTTACAAAAAATCAAAAATCGCCTATTTTTCGAAAAAATTTATTATTCTTATATTCCCATAAGAGCAGAATTAAACAATTGTTTAAAAAAATTAAAGAAAAGTTTAATTGTAACCTTAAATAAAATATAACACGAAATTTTTTTGTTTTTGGAGGTAAACAGTATGAAACAGGCAAAAGATTATTGGACACCAGTGTTTGAGCACTATGCAAGTCATTATCCGAATTATGCAGAACGTACAGTAGATTGGTATCCGAGTGGACAGATGGAAATCACGGTAAGATTAGATGACCGTACATACTGGGCGTTTGATATGATCGGTGAACGATTAAGACCGTTAGGTAGGAATGCAGATAATTCTGAAGCTATTGATATTTCTGAACAGGATTATAGAGAACGGTTGGCCATGAATATACGGAAGAAAATTTATAACATGGCATGGAATCAAGAAGAACTAGCTAATAGGAGTGGTATATCAATAATTACTATTAACAAATATGTAAATGCCAAAGCTACTCCGAGTGCATACAATGTTGATAGAATCGCACGAGCTTTACAGTGCAGCACCTTAGAGTTGACGAAGTAATTGATATTTTCAGATCGGTAGCTTGTAGTCGCTGATTCGGGAAAGAGAGGTATAGTCCAATGGATCAAGAAGAATGGCATCATAGTAAGGAATGGCCGAGATACGATATTAGTAACAAAGGAAATATTCGTAACCATGAAACGGGTAAACTGATGAAGACCTATATTTCGGATAGAGGCTATGAACGAGTGAGTCTTGTGAAAGAAGGAAAACAGTACACTCGTAATGTTGGAACACTTGTCGGTAATGAGTTTGTAGATGGATATTCTGAAGGTATGGTCATTTCTCATAAAAGAGATAAAAGTCAATCTGAAGCTGATAATTTGGAATGGAAAACGATTAGTGATATTCGATCGGAGAGCAATAGTCTGAGAAAAAAAATAAGATGTATAGAAACCGGCGAAGAGTACAACTCGATAAAAGAGTGCTCCGAAGTGATGAACATAAGTCGAACATGTATCAGCCGATGTATAAACAGAAGATCATTCCATACAAGAGATGGATTCAGTTTTGAATTGACAGATTGATATTTTGGAAAGGGTGCTAAATAAACAAGCACTCTTTTTTTTGCCATTTATCCTAAAATAACAGCCCTATAATGAGCGTCTGTAAAACATAGCCTGTTATGAGGAAAGGGTTCAATGTCTCCCGTTTTAGTAACTGAAAATACAATTTTCGAACACAAATAAGAAACGGTTTGCAGACATGCTCTTTTCTCTCTGATTTATATTTTCGGACCTTTAGCTCAGTGGTAGAGCAGTCGCCTCATAAGCGATAGGTCGTAGGTTCGATACCTACAAGGTCCATATATAAAGAAAGGGTGGTTACATGTTAGAGAGTAAATTTCAGTCACAGCTTATTCGTAAAATCAAAAACGAATTCCCAGGTTGTATGGTACTGAAAAACGATCCGACATATTTACAGGGTGTTCCGGATCTAACAGTTTTCTGCGGAAACAAGTGGGCTGCATTAGAAGTTAAGAAAAGCAAAAACGCGAGTCATCGACCAAATCAGAACTACTATGTAGACAAGATGAATCGAATGTCATATGCAACATTTGTATATCCAGAAAATGAAAAAGAAGTTTTGGCAGAGCTTCATAAGAAATTCAAAGTATAAGGAGGACACTACATTGATATTTGAAAAGCATCCAGAGCTAAGAGGTAAACATGCTACACTTGCTCCAAGTCAGCCATATTGGTTGAGATACGATAATGAACAGTTGTATCAAAAATATGTGAGTAGCTATGCTCAGTCTATGGGAACATCGTTACATGAATTAGCTGAGACATTGATAGCTAATGGACTGAAGCTGAAAAAAAATGATGAACTTACCGTGTTATCCCATCTACTTGGTGACGGTATTCCGAGAAACGTTATTGACATGGATCGAATTTACGGAAATCTTCGTAATTATGTAAATGACGGAATTGGGTATAAGCTGACACCAGAGCAGATCTTATATTATTCCCCGTACTGTTTCGGTACAGCGGATGCTATTTCTTTTAGAAATAACTTTTTGAGAATTCATGATTTGAAGACTGGAACTCAGCCAGCGAAAATGGAGCAGCTATTAGTATATGCAGCTCTTTTTTGTTTGGAATATAAAATCAAACCAGGCGATATCGATGTAGAGCTTCGAATTTACCAAAATGAAGAAATCATTCATGATGAGCCAACAGCAGAAGATATTTTACCGGTTATGGATTGTATAGTTCAACACAGCAGAATGATGGAACAAATTCATGAGGGAGAATTGCGATGAATCCTATAGCAGAAGAAATAATGTCCTACTATGGACGTAAAGATGCCATTGATATTTCACAAGATGTAGTAGAACATTCTTCAAGTAAAGTGGCGGAAGAGATTTCAGAATATTATGGCATATCTGATACTCTTGGAGAAGAACTAGAACATTACGGAATGCCGCGTCGAAGCGGTCGATATCCGTACGGCAGTGGAGAAAACCCTTATCAGCACGGAAGCGATTTTCTCGCACGTATTAAGGAAAAGAAAGATTCCAATTTTAGCTGGACTGATCCGAAGACAGGCGAAAAATATACTGGTGAGAAAGCTATATATAAAGAAATGGGACTTACTTCTTCAGAATATCGCAGGCAGGTGTCATGGGCTAATTACGAAAAGCGTTTGGATCAGGTTCAGACTGCAAAGAGTCTTAAATCAGATGGTCTGGGTGCTACCGAGATCGGACGAAAAATGGGACTGCCTGAATCGACGGTACGATCTCTGTTAAATCCATCTTCTGAAGATAGAATGAACCAGGTTATGGATACTGTAAATTTTCTGAGGGATCAGGTTATCGAAAAAGGTATGATCGACGTTGGTGCCGGTGTTGAACAGGAACTTGGAATTTCGAGAACAAGACTTGACACGGCTCTTGATTATTTAGAGAAAGCCGAAGGATGTCCTATTTATGGCGGTGGTATTCCACAACCAACAAATGCTAATCAGCAGACCAATCAGAAAGTACTTTGTCTTCCTGGGACTAAGAACAACGAAATATATGATTACACAAAAGTAAAGACAATTACCGATTATACATCTAATGACGATGGACAAACGTATCATCGCAAATTTACATATCCTGAATCACTTGATTCTAAGAGATTACAGATCAGATATGCAGAAGATGTAGGACCAGATGGAGCACACGGTATTGATAAGGACGGTATTATTGAGCTTCGAAGAGGAGTTCAGGATTTGTCACTTGGAAATTCCAAATATGCACAGGTTCGTATTATGGTTGACGGTACTCATTATCTGAAAGGCATGGCTGTATATTCTGACAACATGCCTGACGGTGTTGATGTAGTATTTAATACTAATAAGAAAAAGGGAACTCCGCAAGGTGATGTTCTCAAGAAGATAAAAGCTGATCCTGAAAATCCATTTGGATCCTTAATCAAAGATGCTGATCAGGGTGGACAATATTGGTACACAGACGAAAAGACCGGAAAACAGAAGCTTGGACTTATTAATAAAAGAGCCGACGAAGGCGATTGGACTGAATGGGCTAATGCCTTACCTTCACAGTTTCTGAGTAAACAGTCTGTTACAATGGCAAAGAAACAGTTGGGACTCGCTAAAGCAGACAGAGTAGCAGAGTATGATGAAATATGCAGTCTGCAGAACCCTACGATAAAAAAACATTTGCTTGAGAAATTTGCAGACAGTTGCGATTCTGCAGCTGTTCATCTGAAAGCAGCAGCTCTTCCTGGTCAGAGATATCATGTTATTATTCCAGTGAACACACTGAAAGATAATGAGATATATGCCCCAAATTATGAGAATGGAACACAGCTAGCTCTTATTAGATATCCACATGGTGGTATATTTGAAATACCAATCCTTACAGTAAACAATAAGAACAAACTTGGAAAGAGTATTATTTCACCAGAAAGTGTAGATGCTGTTGGAATTAATCATAAGATTGCCGATCAGTTGTCAGGAGCCGATTTCGATGGTGATACTGTAATGTGTATTCCAACCAATGATGCTGCTGGTAAGGTTAAAATTAAGAACAAGCGTCCATTGAAAGGTCTTGAGGGCTTTGATCCCAAAGTATCCTATGGCGGAACAAAAACTGTAGACTCAAAGGGTGTAGAACATTACACTCGTGACGGTCATGAGTATCCGATCATGAAAGATACTCAGAAACAAATGGGTGTTATTTCTAATCTCATTACTGATATGACACTCGGTGGAGCATCTGAAGAAAAATTAGCTCGTGCAGTAAGACATAGTATGGTTGTTATTGATGCAGAGAAACATCATTTGGATTATAAAGCTAGTGAAGTTGAAAATAATATTTCGGCTTTAAAAGCTGAGTTCCAAAGATCAGTAGATGCCGACGGCAATATTAAGATCGGTGGTGCATCTACTTTATTATCCCGTGCAAAAGGAGAAACATCGGTCAATAAACGCCAGGGTTCACCCCATGTTAATATTCCAGGTGCTAAAGATTATGATCCTACCAAACCAGATGGTGCAAAAATATGGAAGACTGCAGATAATTTATATTATGCAGATAAAGGGAAAAATAAAAAGACCGGTATGGTGGAAATAACAACTACTGATGGTAAGAAGATAAAATATGATCCCAAGGATAAAGAAGCATCAAAGCGATATTATCCAGTAGAGCATATTAATCCAGATACAGGGGAGGTTTCATTTACTGACAGTACTGGTACTATACAGTATAAAGTGAAGAAACGCACCCAGCCAAGTACAAAGATGGCCGAGACGGACGATGCTATGTCCTTGGTATCCTCCAAGAGGCACCCCATGGAGCTGGTATACGCGGAGTATGCTAACGATATGAAAAACATGGCTAATAAAGCACGTCTTGAGATAGCATCCACCCAGGCTATATCTTATAACACCGCCTCCCGTAAGAAGTACCAGGTGGAAGTAGACTCTCTGGATACTAAACTTAAAGAGGCTAAGCGTAACCAACCTAAAGAGAGAGAGGCTATGCGTAGGGCTAATGCTGAGATACAGGAGAAGACAAGTACCAACCCTGATATGAAAAAGGAAGACCTGCGTAAGCTTAGACAGCGTTCAATATCTAAGTATAGAAGCGAAGTAGGAGCAGTCAAGAGAAGCGAGCGTAACATAGAGATTACAGACAAGGAATGGGAGGCTATTCAAGCTGGAGCCATAAGTGATAGTAAGCTTAAGCAAATCCTAAACAACACAGACATCGATGCTCTCAGACAAAGAGCTATGCCTAAAGCTGTTACATCTCCAAGTAAAGCTCAGGTTGCAAGGATTAAAGCTTTGTCAGCTTCTAACTACACATTGAAAGAGATTGCTCAAAAGACTGGCTTCTCAACATCTACAATTAGCAAGTATCTTAAAGGAAAGGAAGTGATTTAAGATGGCAAACGAAACCATTACAGAAACACATGTTGCTCTAACAACATTTGACAATCCGTTTGATCCATTAGATGACTTCGATTCCTGGTTCAATTACGACATTGAGAAAGGTTACAATACTTGTGGTTACTTAGATCGAGTTTCACATTACGTTGATGGAATGACTGAGAAAGAGAAAGCAGAAGAACTTGAAAGAGCAATTGATGAAATCATTCAGTTCAATCCTTTAAACCTTTACAAGAAAGTTAAAAGAACTTACAAAGTTGCTGTTTAAGTTCAAGCTTTAATAAAAGAATGTTCGATTACTGATTAAAGAATTACTTGGTTCGTAATAATCAGTAACAAAGTCAATTATCTTATTAGATGTGTAAACATAACGTTAAATAAAATAATATACTGGATAAAGATACCACAAATGACCGAAAAAAAAAGATAAAAACGATGGAAAATATAGAGAAATATAGGTCTTATTTACCTATAGAGTATGGATACCATTCAAATGGGGGTAGGGGGGTACTCTAAAATTGCCACCCCCCCCTTGCATCGCGGCGGTCTTGATATTTTCCCCGGCGGGAGATTTGGGTAAAACAGCATTGATATTTTCTGTTCTTCAGATAGGGGAGGTACTGAATTTATGGAGCTTATTATAACCTTGGTTATTACTCTAGCAGTAGTTTTAGGCATTTCTGCCTGCTTTGAATCAATCGGTCCGGATGATGATTAAATATTTGCAGCTGAGATCTGTTCTTCCAACAATTAAAGGAGAGCAGATCTTTTTTATTCATATACAACATTTAATAGAGCCAGTGAAAATATAACAGTACAGTTAAAAAGTACACCACCCAAATCTGCCATTGGATTACACAATATCTCAATACTCATACTTTTTTCGTAACTCCTTTCGTATGAGACATACAGTAATTTCCTCACTGGCTCTATTAAATGTTGTAAAAAGTCTATTACAACTTAGGAAGAGGTGACTAAAACCATGGCGAAAAGCAGTACAACAGCTATGAATCCTGTACGAAAGTCACGGAAAGCTATGGATCCAGATGCAAGAGAACAGCAGATGATAGCTCTGGCTGTAGATCTTGCAGAGAAACAGCTTCGTGAAGGTACAGCATCATCTCAGGTTATTACACATTTCTTAAAGCTCGGAACATCAAGAGCAGAACTCGAAAAGGAAAAATTAAAGAAAGAAAATAAAATGCTGGAAGCGAAGACTGATATGTATCAATCATCCAAAGAGAGTGAGAAAAAATACGAAGAGGTTCTTAAGGCATTCCGTGATTATTCGGGAAAAGGTGAAGAGGATGAATACGACGTATATTAAGTCCTACTCTGAATTAATCCGGATTCCTACATTTCTTGAACGCTATCGATATTTGAAGCTTGATGGAAGAGTATGCAATGAGACGTTTGGATGTAATAGAATTCTCAATCAGATATTATACCGTTCCTCAGAGTGGCGAAGATTCAGAAGAGATATGATCGTTCGAGACAATGCTTGTGATCTTGCATGTGACGGGTACGACGTTGCTGATGACAGTTCAATAATTCTTCACCATATCAATCCGATTACTGTAGAAGATGTGAAAGACCGTAATCCTATGATTTTCGACCCGGAAAATGTCGTCTGTACGATTCTCAATACACACAATGCTATTCACTATGGTGATGAAAACATTCTCATGACAGATCCCCTTATAAGAACTCCAAACGATACTTGCCCTTGGAAACGATAAGAGAGGGCGGAAAGGAAAACATTTATGGAAGAATTATCTATTCTTAGTGACGTAAAGAAAGCTATCGGTCTGATGCCTGAGTACGATGCTTTTGATCAGACACTCATCATGCATATCAATTCGGTATTTATGATCTTAGCTCAGATGGGTGTCGGCGACAAGAAAGGATTCAGACTTACCACTGGAGAAGAAATGTGGACTAATTTCTTACCGGAAGATTATGAGAACTTTGAGTCTATCAAATCGTACATAGCTCTAAAAGTCCGGCTTCTGTTTGATCCACCATCAAGTTCAGTTCATAAGCAGGCTATTGATGACTTGATCAAAGAGCTGGAGTGGCGACTGAATTTCGAAGCAGAATCAAAATGATTTAGGAAGAAGGTGAGAATGAATGGAGTATGTAATTATACGAAACGACATTGATGAACTTTATCATCATGGAGTCAAAGGTATGAAATGGGGTGTCCGTAGATACCAGAATAAAGACGGAAGTCTTACAACTGCCGGTGAAAAACGGTACGCAAGAGATGCGAGAGAAAAAGAGTTTACTAAATATGATTCGTCAACCGGTCAATACTATAAGCAATCGAAAAAAAATGGGCGAAGCGACTTAGCATTTGATGCAAAACGATATGCTAAAGAGGATACAGAGCGTGCAAAACGTTTAATCGATTCGAGTAAAAATATAACGAATGATGTAAAACGTAGTATTGACACATCTAACAGAAATCGTAAAGTTCCAAAGATGGATCTTAGTAATATGACTGATCAGCAGATGAGAGAGCAAATTAATCGAGCTATCCTAGAACAGCAGTATAATAATATGTTTAACCCGAAGAGAGAGTCGAAAGGTAGAGAGTATGTTAGTCATATACTTGATTCTGCTGGAAACGTATTGGCTATCACTAGTTCTGCCTTAGGTATCGCTTTAGCTATTAAAGAACTTAGAGGGTGATCAATTATGAACGAGATATATCATCATGGTATCAAGGGGCAGAAATGGGGAGTTAGACGTTATCAGTTTGCAGATGGATCACTTACACCGGCGGGAGAAAAACGATATTATATAAATCAGAATAGTAATAAGGTAAGTCGCCTCTCTTCTTTAGCGAGTATGAAAGTTAAAGATATTGCCAACAATGCACGCACTCAAATTACCGGTAAGCAATATGTTGATTCTTGCTTGAAAAAAGGAACCACTTTCTCACGAATTCAGACAAGTAAAGACTTCGAGAACTTTGCTTTCTACGCTACTTATCTGAAAACAGATTCCGACAAGTATATGGGACTGTTCGGAAAGAATTTGACGAGTCGTGCAAAAGCAGCAGCGAAACAGGCCGAAAAACAAGCTAACGCTTCTGGTAGTAAAACAGATGCAGATAAAGCGAAAGAATTACGTTCTGCCAGTAACAATATGAAAGTATATCAGTTGAAAATAAGTGCTACTGATAAGCTGAAAGTGCCGTCAGATGAGAATGCTGGATTTATTACTGCAAACCTACTGAAAGATAAATCGTTTAAGAAAAATGTAGAAGCTTCTTTAGCTGATTCTAAAGAGAAGATGAGACGTCCTGCACAACAGATATTGTTTAAACAAGCTGAAAACGCTTTGAAAAAGGATCCTAATACAATGACGAAAAGTGAAAAAGTGGCCGTATATAAGGCTTTTAATTTATCTCTTACAAATCATAATACCCAGGAGGTCGCTGCTCAAAATCGTTTCTATTCGGAATTGAAAAAGAAAGGCTATAACGCATTACTTGATTATAATGATAAAGAATACTCTAGCTATCATGCAAAACGACCAATGATAATTTTTGATACAGATTCCGTTAAGCTACAGGCTGTAACTCAAACGAACCCCAAAATTGTAGATAAAATGTACAGGAAATACAACTCCGAACGTATCGCTAAAGAAAGTATAGCAAGTACAATCGGAGTATTAGGTAAGATAGGTAATAAAACTATTTCAGAGTGTAATACATATGTACGCCGGAAAATGTCTGATTATCTAAGTTAATCATTAATAACCCTATAGGCGATATTCCCATCTACTGTAACTAAATATTCTATTGGAGTATTTATAGAATCCAGTGTATCAACAAGACCTGTTCGGTTATCAGTATCTTTTATTGCGGAATACGATTTTACAATTTCATCAAGAACAGCACCTAATTCAGAAGTGTCTAATTTTTTTCTGAAAATGCTAGTGTATTCACTGTTTCGACCAATCAGCCTGCTGAATTCAGCAAGTATACGATTATCACATTTACCTATATATCCAGCGACAGATTGCTTCACATTATCTATATAAGCAGGATCATAATTCTCAGAGTAATACACTTCGAGGACATTAGCCATGGTAAGTAATTGAGTAGCCATCTCAAGACTATCTTTGATTTTCATAGAATCAGAAACAATCTTTTCAAATTCGGAATAATTCTTAGTATCACTCTGCACTGTCTTAGATAAATCAGTTATGTAAAACTCAATGTCTTTCATAGCGATTTTTTTTGAGTCTTGTAAGCCAACCAATACAGATAATCTCTGACTATCATGTTTCATGATACTACTGTAATTTTTATATGCCTCATTCACGAATGAAATTTCAGCAAGTAATTCAGCACTCTTTTCGCCGTAAAGAAACCCTAATATTTGATCAATTTTAAGGTTAATCATATCCAAATTATTGTAAATATTTTTCAGATAATATTGACCAGTAGCAAAAGACATTAAAGAGAAACTCGTACTCACTACAGCAAGAAACTGTGCGTCGAATAGTGATGCTGTTCCTGCAATACGTCCACTTGCGTTTACTACAGTACTTGATACACCTCCTTGACCTAATTTCATTAAAGTATGTGGAAGACCTTCAGGAAATCTAACAATATACGCATTCGCGAGTGCTGCTGAATCTATGGCATTAATAACCTGAGACTGCAAAAGCCCCATTTGTGATTTTCCCAATTTAGATATAGGAAAATTTGTGTATTTCCCTGGGGTAATTGCAGCTAAATCACAAGGTTCTATTTCAAAATTATTTTGTTTTGCTATTTCTGGAAAATTAATAATATTTGAATCAAGCTCGTTCATGATGTGATACCTCCTTGTATATCAAGTATATCACAACACTAAGTACAATACAAATCATTTCATTACGAAAGTAGGTGACAAACTATGGCGTTGAGCAATACAGCGACTCCTAAGTACTATGGGCTGTTTCGAGACGCTGTAATGAGTGGAAAGATTCCTATTTGCAAAGAAGTAGAACTTGAGATGTATCGGATTGATGCCCTGATTGATAATCCGGGTTATTGGTATGACAATCGGGCGGTAGAGGGATTTATCCATTTTTGTGAGAATGAGATGACCTTAACTGACGGTGAAGATCTACATTTGCTTGATTCATTCAAACTCTGGGCGGAAGAGATTTTTGGATGGTATTACTATAAAGAGCGAAGCGTATATGATCCAGAGCTTGGGCGGTATGTTCAGAAAACTATCAAGAAACGTCTGATCAATAAGCAATACTTGATTGTAGCCAGAGGTGCTGCGAAGTCTATGTATGCTGCATGTATTCAGAGTTATTTCTTGAATATTGACACTTCTACAACTCATCAGATTACAACAGCACCTACAATGAAACAGTCGGAAGAGGTACTGTCACCAATTCGTACAGCAATTACCAGAGCAAGAGGTCCGCTCTTTGATTTCCTTACAGAGGGATCTTTACAGAATACAACAGGATCAAAGGCAAATCGTCAAAAACTCGCATCAACCAAGAAAGGTATTGAGAACTTTCTTACAGGATCTCTGTTGGAGATCAGACCTATGAGTATTGATAAGTTGCAGGGGCTGAACAGCAGAATCAACACCGTTGACGAGTGGCTATCTGGTGATGTGCGAGAAGATGTTATTGGTGCGTTGGAACAGGGTGCTTCCAAAAACGATGACTATCTGATTGTCGCTATCAGTTCCGAAGGTACCGTTCGAAATGGTAGTGGTGATACAGTCAAAATGGAATTGGCTAAGATACTTAAGAATGAGTATCGAAATGACCATGTATCGATATGGTGGTACAAGCTAGATTCAATTGATGAAGTAGGACAACCCGACAAATGGTTAAAAGCAAATCCTAATTTAGGATTTACAGTTACATACGAAACTTATCAGTTGGATGTCGAAAGAGCAGAACAGAATCCCGCAGTCCGAAATGATATTTTGGCGAAGCGATTCGGAATCCCACTTGAAGGATACACTTATTATTTCACTTACGAAGAGACACTCATACACCGACGACGTAACTTTTGGCAGATGCCTTGTTCTCTCGGTGCTGACTTATCACAAGGTGATGACTTCTGTAGTTTTACTTTTCTATTTCCGTTGGGTGATGATACATTCGGTATTAAAACCCGTAATTACATTTCTTCAAGAACTCTAAAGAAATTACCAGGAGCAATGAGAACAAAATATGAAGACTTCCTTAAAGAGGGAAGTCTTATTGTGTTGGAAGGAACTGTGCTTGATATGGATCAAGTCTATGAGGATCTGGACCAATACATTATTGATAGCGAATACGATGTGCGATGCTTCGGCTACGACCCATACGGTGCTAAGGAATTTGTAGCCAGGTATGAACTTGAAAATTCGCCATATGGAATAGTGAAAGTTCCTCAGGGTTCAAAAACAGAATCTATACCTTTAGGAGAATTGAAGAAATTCTCAGAAGACAGGCGATTACTTTTTGATGAAAAGATCATGTCGTTTGCCATGGGTAACTGTATCACTATGGAAGACAGTAACGGAAATAGAAAATTATACAAGCGTAAACGCGAGCACAAGATAGATTGTGTTGCGGCTATGATGGACGCTTATGTGGCTTGGAAAGCTAATAAAGATTCTTTTGATTAGAAGGAGAAATAGTTATGAAATATGTATTTATACGAAACCATAATGATGAACTTATGCATTACGGAACCCACGGTATGAAATGGGGACATAGAAAAGCACAATATACAAGTAGTACTGCCTCTAAGTCTGCTACTGGCACCAACAAAATTAAAAGTATGCTTGGAAGCAATAAAACACAGAAGACTTATAAAACGGCTAAAAAAGAAAATAAACAGAAAATAAAAGAGACATACAAGAATCTCAATAAGCAGGCATCCACCAAAGATAAGATTATTTATAACAATGCCACTAGAAAGAAGGCCGCCAAATATATTGTAAATAATAATATGACTGTAAAAGAGGCCACTGCAAAATCTAAAAAAGATGCATGGCGAAATACAGCAGTCATTATGGGGGCATACGGTGGTCTTAGCGTAGCTGCTCTTTATAAGATGAACCATTAGAAAAAGGACGATACTATGAATTATGTAATTAAAGATGCTTATAAAAACAGGAAATAATATTTGGGAGGAAAAATCAAAATGGGATTTTTTGATGTATTAAGACATAGTTGGGATGTCTTTAGAAACAGAGAACCTACATATTATAATGGAGAATACTCTTCGACATATCGCCCGGATCGAAAACGGTTGTCTGGTGGTAATGAGAAAACCATTGTTACTTCTATATTTAATAGAATCGCTGTGGATGTTTCTTCAATAGACATCAAGCACTGTCGAGTTGATAACAACGGACGATTTGTAGAGTACATTGATTCTGGATTGAATAACTGTCTTAATCTCGAAGCGAACAAAGACCAGACAGGACGAGCTTTCCTGCAAGATGTAGTTATGAGTCTGCTGGATGAGGGTTCTGTGGCGTTGGTTCCGGTTGATACGAGCTTTGATCCGAACAAGACCAATTCTTACGATATTCTGACAATGCGAACTGGAAAGATCTTTGAATGGAGTCCGGATCATGTAAGAGTCAGAATCTACAACGACCGTACGGGGCGGCAGGAAGACATTACTGTTCCTAAAAGTACTGTCGGAATTGTTGAGAGCCCGCTATATGCAGTAATCAATGATAAGAATTCTACCATGGCTCGTCTGTTGAGAAAATTGTCGTTGCTAGATGCCGTTGACGAGGCTACCGGATCAGGAAAACTTGATATGGTGATCCAGTTGCCGTACACGGTTCGTTCCGAAGCTCGTAAGAAAGAGGCTGCCAAGAGAATTCAAAGTATCGAGGAACAGTTAAAAGGTCCTTACGGCATTGCATACGTTGATGGCACCGAGAAAATTATTCAGCTTAATCGTCCTGTAGAAAACAATCTTATGAAACAGATTGAGTACCTGCAGAACCTATTATATAGCCAGTTAGGAATTACGCAGGAAGTTATGAACGGCACCGCGGACGAGAAGACGATGCTCAATTACAACAATCGTACTGTTGAGCCAATTTTGTCTGCGATAGTTGATGAGATGAAACGTAAGTTTCTCACAAAGACTGCACGGTCCCAGCTACAGACAATCATGTTCTTCAGGGATCCGTTCAAGCTAGTTCCGGTTAATGACATTGCGGAGATTGCAGACAAGTTTACAAGAAACGAAATTATGACAAGTAATGAAATCCGACAGCTCATTGGTATGAAACCATCCGATGATCCTAAGGCGGACAAGCTTGTTAACAGTAATCTCAATCAGCCAGAATCTGCTACGGAGGATTTACAGACAGAACCCCAAACAGGAGAAGACCCAGAAAACACAGGTGAATCGCAATTTGTAGGTGATACACCAATATCCAGTATACCAGAACTTGAAGAATAACACTGATCTATTCTCATGAGCTTTTTCAATTTTATAGACAATAAGAGAAAAATCCATACTGTCCATACTTTGGGCGAAGTCTCAGATGGATTCGAGGATAGCAATAAATTGTAACTTTTAAACCTATTATTCAGATGGAATTAGGAGGCAAATTCAAAATGAGTAAGACACATTACGATTGCTCCGGCTATGCAACTAAAGCTGATATGCGTTGCTCAGACGGAAGAACTATCAGAAAAAATGCCTTCGAAGAATGTGATGGAAAAAGAGTTCCGCTAGTGTGGAATCACGAACATAACAATCCTGATGCTGTGCTTGGACACGCGATTCTTGAAAACAGACCTGACGGAGTATACGCATACCTGTCGTTCAATGATACGGACGCTGGTCAGAATTGTAAGACACTTGTTCAGCATGGTGACATCGATCGACTTTCTATTTGGGCCAACAAGCTTAAACATGTAGGAGGAGATGTGATTCACGGAGTTATTCGTGAGGTAAGTCTTGGAGCAATAATTGATTCTGTAATGGCACATGGTGAAAGTTCCGACGAAGAAGCATTTATTCGTTCAGGAGAATTTATCGTTATTGACGATATGACACATTCAGACAAGGAAAAGGAAGAGAAAGAGAAAGGAGACATTAAAGTGGAAGAGAACAATAAAAAGCAGCCCACATCATCAAATGAAAAAACTATTAAAGAAATTTTTGATGATATGACAGAAGAACAGAAAGCAGTGGTATACGCATTAATTGGAAATGCTCTTGAAGAAGCAGGTGTAAAGCCAGATGAAAAGAAAAAGGAAGTAAAACATGCGGACTCCGATGAAGGAGACGATGCGGCCGATGAAGATGAAACAGTAGCTGATGTATATGAAACGCTTACGGACAAGCAGAAAAAAGTAGTGCAGTTCCTGATCGGACAGGCTCTTGCTGATGCTGGAGTATCCGACGAAGCTGACGAAGAAGAGGATCAGGAAGTAGAACATTCATACGAAGAAGGAGAGAACAATATGAAACATAACATTTTTGATAGCGAAACAAACGTTCAGGATCAGGAAACACTTTCCCATTCTGATATGGAAGAAATTGTAAAGGATGCAAGACGTCTTGGCAGCATGAAAGAAGCGTTCCTGGCTCATGGTATCACAGATATCGGATTTATGTTCCCGGATGCTAAGGTGGTTGATGGAACACCTGGTTTCATCAAGAGAGATGATACATGGGTACAGGAAGTAATGAAGACTGTACATAAGACACCGTTTGCAAGAGTAAAATCTATCTTTGCAGACCTTACAGAAGATGATGCCCGTGCTAAAGGTTACATCAAAGGTAATCAGAAGGTTGAAGAAGTATTCAAAATGCTTAAGCGTGAAACTACACCTACTACCATCTACAAGAAACAGAAGCTGGATCGCGATGATGTTCTTGATATCACAGAACTGGATGTTATCGCTTGGTTAAAACAGGAAATGCGTTTCATGCTGGATGAGGAAATGGCTCGTGCTATTCTCGTTGGTGATGGACGCAATAGTTCTTCTAATGACAAGATCAATGAGCAGAACATCAGACCAATTTGGACAGATGACGATGTTTATACTGTAAAATATGCCATCAATATTACAAAGGGCACAACATCCGATGAGAAAGCAAAGGCATTTGTCCGTGGATGCAAGAAGTCCAGAAAAGATTACAAGGGATCCGGAAATCCGGTAATGTTCATGCCTGAAGATCTGCTTACAGATTGCCTGCTTCTTGAAGATAATAATGGAAGAGTTATCTATGACACAATGGAGAAACTTGCTACAGCTCTTCGCGTATCCAAGATTATTCCGGTACCGGTTATGGAAAATCTGTCCAGAGTAAAAGGGGCTGATACACATTACCTTGGAGGTCTGTATGTAAATCTTAATGATTACAACGTTGGTGCTGATAAAGGTGGAGAAGTAACCATGTTCGATGATTTCGATATTGATTTCAATGCAATGAAATATCTGATGGAGACTCGTGCATCAGGAGCAATGATCAAGCCATATGCTGCAGTTGCTATTGAGTTTGTTGGTAAAACAGCTGAAATGACAGAAGCAGCATAATTTTTTATAGGAGGGTTAGTTATGTCTAAGTGGTGCGGGAAAATAGGTATTGCGGAAAAAGAGGTAGAGCTAGAACCGGGATATTACGATGACTCTATCGTAGAGTATATAACCCAGGGAGACATACTAACAACCAATTGGAAACGACAAGTTTCTACAGAAAGAGTCGGTGATGATATTAATCTTTCGAATCAGATTAGTATTCTTGCCGACTCTTATCTTTTGTATCATTATTCATCAATTTTATATGTCGAGATTATGGGAACACGTTGGAAAGTGACCGATGTTAAGGTCGAACATCCAAGACTAATTCTTACAGTAGGAGGGGTATACCATGGGAACGCGAGTGGAACTTCAGAGTAAATTGGAAGAGCTACTAGGATCTAAGGAAGTATATTACAACCGACCTGAAGACAGATTGATGAAGTATCCGGCAATTGTTTATTCAAAGATAAAACCGAGAACAGCACATGCCGGAAATTCTATTTATAAAATTGATTCTCAGTATGAACTGACGGTTATATCTAACAGACCAGATAACCCAGTCTTGGATAAGTTGATACAGTTTCCATACTGTGTAATGGATCGATCGTATAAAGCAGATAACCTCTACCATAACACATTTACATTGTATTACTGATCAAGGAGGAAAAATATTATGACAGCACTTAAATGGGATCAGACTGGCGAAAAATTATATGAAACTGGTGTTGACAAGTGTGCATTATATCCGATAGAGACAAATGGTAGCTACGGAACAGGAGTAGCTTGGAACGGTATTACTGCCATTAATGAGAGTCCATCCGGAGCAGAAGCTACAGCATTATATGCCAACAACCGTAAATATCTTAACTTATTATCCAATGAGGAATTTGCAGCAACTATAGAATCCTATATGTATCCTGATGAATTCGAGGAATGCAATGGACTTAAAGAAGTGGCTCCAGGAGTTACTATCGGACAGCAGAAACGTAAAGGCTTTGGTCTGGCATACCGATCTCTTATCGGAAACGATGTAGATGGAAACGATTATGGTTACAAAATCCATATCGTATACGGATGCCTGGCTGCACCTTCTGAAGATGGACATTCAACAGTCAATGATAGTCCTGAAGCTACAACTATGTCTTGGTCTGTATCTACAACGCCAATAGAAGTTGAAAATGCTAAACCGACAGCTACAATTACTATCGATTCCACCAAAGCTGATAAAGAAAAGCTTAAGAAATTGGAAGCAAAATTGTGGGGATCAGAAAATGAGGAACCTACATTACCGCTCCCTAGTGAGATTGTTTCTATGATGGGTGAGTTATCAAAATAAAGCAGCATAAAATCAAAATGGAATTTAGAGACCCTACTGTAAAAGGTGGGGTCTTTATTTATGAAAGGAGAACCGACTTATGTTAAAGAAAACTATTAATTACACAGATTACAACGGAATGGAAAGAAAAGAAGACTTTTATTTTAATCTCAATAAGGCAGAAGTTGCAGAAATGGAGCTTAGTACAGAAGGTGGACTTGCTGAAATGATTCAGAAAATTGTTTCATCCAAAGATACACCGTCTATTGTAAAGATTTTCAAAGATCTCATACTGAAAGCATATGGTGAGAAGACTCCAGATGGAAAAAGATTTGTAAAAAGTAAAGAACTCAGTGATGCGTTTGCACAGACAGAAGCATATTCAGAATTGTTTATGGAACTTGCTACAGATGCTGAAACAGCTTCAGCCTTTGTCAACGGTATCATGCCTACTGATTTCGGTGTATCAAATACTCCGGCAATTGCTGGTTAATAGTTTTCAGGAATGAGGTGCTCATATGCTCCAGATAACCATTCCAGAAACAGAATTGTACGACGATGAATTTGGTGAGTTCATATATATTAAAGAGACAAAACTTAAATTGGAGCATTCTTTGATATCGATTTCGAAATGGGAGCAACATTGGAGAAAACCGTACATTAACACAGTTGAAAAAACAAGAGAAGAAACCATTGACTATATCAAATGTATGACACTCACTCAGAATGTTGACCCGAATGCTTACCGATGCATCACAAATGCACATATAAAACAAATCAACGAATACATCAATAACCCAATGACTGCAACTACTTTTTCAGACAAAAAGAAGTCTGGTCGTAGGGAAATAACAACCAACGAAGTTATTTACTATCAGATGATAGAGTTAGGTATCCCTGTTGAATTTGAAAAATGGCATTTGAATCGATTACTGACTCTAATTAAAGTTTGTACAAGTTATAGAGAACCACAAAAGAAACGTAATAAAAAAGACATCATGAGAGACTACAAGGCAATTAATAAAGCAAATCGGGCTAAGTTCAAGTCCAAAGGATAACCATAAGGAGGTAATATTATGGGAATCTACAATATACACGGTGGACATTCACTTCAATGTAGAGGAGCATCAGGCTTTCTTGATGAGGTAAATGAAGACCGTAAAGTAAAGAATAAAGTGATTGAATTGCTCAGATCGGCAGGACATACCGTTTATGATTGTACCGATGACATTGGTAGAACTCAGGGACAGAATCTGAATAATATCAAGAATAAGTGTAATGTACATAATGTTGATCTTGACGTGTCAATTCATCTTAATTCTGGAAGAAACGACCCTAACGGAGATGGAAAGACCGGCGGGGTTGAAGTATGGAATTACAGTAATAAAACAGCTGCTATTTCGGATCGTATCTGTGCAAATATATCATCAGCACTTGGTATTACAAACCGTGGGACAAAATATACCCATGGTTATTTTATTCTCAACAATACTAAGGCACCTGCTATTTTAGTGGAATGTTGTTTTGTTGATGATAAGGATGATTACAGTCATTGGAATGCTGATAAATGTTCTGCAGCAATTGTGTCGGGAATCCTTAACGCTGCGGTTTCAGCAGGAACATCTAATCCAAAGACATCTGAGAAAACTCCAAAACCGACTACACCTGCAGCAAAACCTACAACGTCTACAGCGAAGATCCATGTCGTACATCAGGTATTTGCCAAAGATAAAGGATGGCTGCCTGAAGTCATAGATTATAACACTACTAACAGTAACGGTTATTCTGGATTATTTGGGCATCCACTGGTTGGATTCAGAGCCAAGACAAAAGGTGAAGCAAGCACAGCGGGTTATCTGAAATACCGTGCTCATAAGAAAGGCGGTCCTTGGTTCGGATGGCGTACTGATTATGACAAAGATTCAAGCGGTGACACATTTGCCGGAACATGTAAGAGTGAGATTGATGGACTTCAGTTTTATATTCAGGGAGTTTCTGGAAAGCATGTCCGATATCGTGTACATACATCAGAAGATGGATGGCTTGCATGGGTTACAGATTACGGAGAAGGATTGAACGGTTACGCAGGAATATTTGGACATGCTATTGATGCTGTTCAGATTGAGGTAGTGTAATGGTTTATTCGAAAGAAAATGATGAATTGATGCACTACGGCATTCTTGGTATGAAATGGGGACGTAGAAAGAATACTTCAGCCGAATCAAAAACAGCAAGTATGACCACTTTACAGAAAAAGCAGCAGAGAATAAACAGACTTAGAACTGCCGCAAAAGTGATTAACACCACTCTAGCAGTAGCTATAACCGTAAATTCTTTGATGAATACAACTCAAGTCACTACAGGAAAAACGTATATAAATAGCACTATGAAGAAAACAGGTAAGAAGAAATACTCAGACATACATGACAATTGGACATGGGCTGACTATGCTTGGGATGAAGTAAATAGACATTAGGCAAGGAGGTGGAACTTATGATAGTAGTAACCAGATCATATGAATACCTAAAGCATCATGGTATTCTAGGAATGAAATGGGGAAAGAAGAATGGTCCACCTTATCCGTTAGGTGCTTCGGATCACTCAACATCTGAGAAGAAGGCTGGCTGGAGAAAGAGTCTTGACAAAGGTCCTGACGATAGTGATAATAAGAAGAAAGGGTTGTCAGATAAGCAGAAGAAAGCTATTAAAATCGGTGCTGCTGTAGCTGTAACAGCCTTGGCTACCTACGGAACATACAGGCTGGCGAAATCTGGTAAATTGGATCCGTATATCGCTTCTGGTAAAAGTAAACTTAATAAGTTGATGGAAAAGAAAGCCGGAGATACGAAGATTGGCGAGCAGAAAATTGGCGATATTTTAAAAGAATCAGCCAGTAAGACTACTGTCAAAGGTATTAAGAAATTGGCGAAACCAGAGAGCTTAGCCGATACTATTAAGAATGTAAATCCTAATAGAGATAATAGTGCGTATGATAATAATTGCACATTGTGTTCAACAGGATCTATTTTGCGTCAAGTATTCGGTATGGATGTAACCGCAGGAAGTACTGGTCGTAAACCGCAAAACCTAGGCGGTATTGTTGAAGAATGTTTTGAAGGTGCTAAAGTAATCGATGGATCTGCTGTAAAATTTGGAAAATCCAAACAGGATGCCAGTGAAATGATCAGAAAACGTTTCGGAGATAATGCGTCAGGCGTCGTATCAGTAGAATGGAAACAAGGTGGAGGGCATGCTTTTAACTGGCGAATAAAAGACGGTAATGTGTCATTCTATGATGGACAAGGCAACAGAGACGATTCTGTAGTAAGCAAATATTGGCAAATGATAAATCAAAATGGAAGTCTGATATTAGCACGATTAGATAATGCGAAAGTTAAGGAAGAAGGTATACGTAAATGGTTTGAATTCGCTAAATAATTAGTGCCTTTTATGAAAGGAGGAGTTTGTGATGACTAACACCAAAAACAGCGATGGGGTTGTATTAAATGGCTTAGGTGTATTTACGCTGGATGATGTATTCAATGATCCAAACGGAATAGACTACGCTTTAATCGATAAAGAATATTATTATGTATTCCCCGATAAAGAGTCTGGTAGTTGTGGAGACTCGTTTTGGATGGTAAATCGAAATAACAGGTTAGTGTCAACTACATCTATAACCCAATTATTTGATACACCAGAAGTTCTTGAGCGATTAGATACGTTAAAAAAAATAACTCCAGAGGAATTAAGAAAAGCCCTATCATAAAGGTAGGACTCTTTCTTTTTTATTTTTCACGAGAGCGTGCTTTTGAAACCGATTGAGCAAATGACTTAAGATTGAAAGACCAGTGATGTTTTATAAAAATAACTGTACATTTTGTAGCGTTGCGTCATATTTACGAACCAAAGGATACGATGTTATCGCTAAAGATACGGGCGGTAAACAGCAGATGTTGGGTGGAGTTGTTGAGAACTGTTTCAAAGGAGCTAAAGTGATTGACGGTTCTGCTGTGAAATTTGGAAAATCTCCAAAAGATGCTTCAGAAATGCTGGTAAACAAATTTGGCAAGAATGCATCTGGAGTATGTGCTGTTCAGCTTAAAACAGGTGGAGGACACGCGTTTAACTGGACAATAAAAGACGGAATTGTTAAATTCTTTGATGGACAAGATTCGTCGTCGCTAATTAATAATACTCAAACACTAGAAATATGGTGGAAAAGAATAAAACAAAATGACGCACTTACGATAGCTAGGCTTGATAATGCTGAAGTAGTTATCGATAGACTGAAAAGAATTATACAATAAGCGTATAATAAACATACACTATAATGAAAGGAGTATATTGAATGGAACGACGAATTAAAACAAAAATCAGTAATGTGCCATATGAATTTGATGTATACGATACTGATCCAACACCATTATCAGAGCTATTAGAAAAAGATATATTATGGGCTTATAAATGGAATAATTATTATGTATTTAAAATAAAAACAGATGATTATTATGACGCCCAAGTGTTTATCATAGATAATAGTACAAAAAAAGTGGAGTGGAGTTACTATACAACATTAGGTATCGTTACTGAAGAAAATGGAACAGAAATAACTCCAGAAGAATTAAGAAAAAGAGTCTTGTAATAGAGGCTCTTTTCTTTATTTATGAAACTAATAATGACTAATTAATAGACCGGAGTAAAAGAAAAAGAAGCCGCTGGTTACGACTTCTTTAAGATGGTTATGCAGAGAAACGTTTAGCTATAAATTCTTTGCCGAGCTTAATGTATCGCGGTGTTAATTTCAAAATAGGTGTATTAGCATGTGTTTTTACAGTAGCTTTGGCTTTTGAATTAGTGTGTAATACATGATTTAAAGCAGCTGTTCCATAAACTCGCTTACCATTATCATTGACGTAGCCGTTTTTCTCGACCCATCGCATCCATTTATAATCGATCATAACATATCACCTCCGGTCTATTAATTAGTCATTATTAGTTTCATCATAATGCCTGCGATAATTTGGATAAGAGCTTGAAGTTTTTCTTTCTTCATAACGTATCTCCTGCTTGATGTATTGATAAACTTCTTAATCAGCACTCTAACACATCGAGTGCTAAAAGTCAATACATTCGCAATTAAAACACATCCTTTTATGAAAGGAAGGTATGATTATGATTAATAAATTATTTTTAGCAGGAGCAAAGAAAATGAATAGTAGCGTATCACCGTTGTTGAAACTAAGTGATAAGTTATCGGAGCCAGCATACAGAAAAGCAACTATTAAGACGTTTAAGAATGGTAATAGACTTATTGATGCTGACATCCTAATGGCGAATCGAATGAAAATAACGGTATGCATGTACGCTGTAGGAAGCATAGCAGGTGTAATTGCAAAACGAATTGCTAATCATTAACATTTTCAAAATGAGAGGGCTTGAACATAACAGGCTCTTTCTTTTTCTTCGCACAATAATCATGCACTCTTATGAGAAAATATTATTCAATTACGAGAGGAGCAATTATTATGTTTAAGAAAAATGAAAAAATCGAAATTGTTGACTTTGAAAAAGAGGCAAAAAGACGTGAGCGGAAAGAAAAATTCCAGAACAAAGTCGATAGTGCTATGAATTGGATACACAATAACAAAGAGATAGTTATGCTTGTTGGTCCAACTTTAATCAGTGGAGTAGCGTTTGGAGCAAAAACGATTACCAAGCAGGTTAGGTTGAACAAAGAGAAGAACTTGAAAGATTTGTATTGTTATGACCGTTCATTAGGACACTATTGGAAATTGCGTAGAGAATTGACGAATTCCGAGTGGGTCGAGATCGATCAGAGAAAACAAAACGGAGAACGTTTAGCAGACATTTTAGATGAACTTAAAGTATTGAAGTAAAAAAATAGGGACTGTGAAAAAAAATCATGGTTCCTTTTTTTTTTTACATTTTAGGAGTGAGTTACATGAGCAGTACTATCAATTTCAAGCAAAAAGGTGACTTTTCAAAGTTGAATCGTTACTTTGAACGACTGAGAGAAACTGCCAAGATAGGTGTGCTTGATAAGTACGGTCGTGCAGGAGTTGAAGCCCTTTCGTCTGCTACTCCAAAAGAAACAGGAAAAACTGCATCATCATGGTATTACGAGATAAAACGTCAAAATGGATCTGTTTCACTTGAGTTTTATAACTCCAATGTGAACAAAGGTGTTCCAATAGCAATCATCTTACAGTACGGACATGGTACCGGCACAGGAGGTTGGGTCGAGGGTATTGATTATATCAACCCTGCGATTCAGCCTCTTTTTAAACAATTAGCAGATGACGCTTGGAAGGAGGTTACAAAGCTATGAGTAAAACAGTAGATGAAAAAGTTGTCGAAATGCGATTTGATAATGCTCAGTTCGAACGGAATGTCACCACATCCATGGGGACGTTAGACAAACTGAAGAAAGCTCTGAACTTCAAAGATTCTTCTAAAAGTCTTGAAACAGTTAGTGCAGCAGCTAAGAAAGTAGACATGTCAGGTCTGTATAATGGTGTTGAAACAGTTCGCATGAAATTCTCTGCTTTAGAAGTTATGGCCGTCACTGCATTAGCCAATATTACGAATTCAGCTGTAAATGCTGGTAAACGTATGATATCAGCTCTGACCATCCAGCCTGTAAAAGATGGATTTGCTGAGTACGAAACTCAGATGAATGCAGTACAAACAATCCTTGCCAATACCCAAAAAGAAGGTACTAATGTCAAAATGGTAAATGCTGCACTTGATGATTTGAACCATTATGCTGATAAAACCATTTATAACTTTACAGAAATGACTCGAAACATCGGTACGTTTACCGCAGCAGGCGTAAAACTTGGTACTTCAGTGTCTTCTATTAAGGGTATTGCAAACCTTGCTGCTGTGTCAGGCTCAAATTCTCAGCAAGCATCCACCGCAATGTACCAGCTATCTCAGGCGATCGCAGCCGGTACAGTTAAACTTATGGACTGGAACTCAGTTGTACATGCCGGTATGGGAGGACAGGTATTTCAGGATGCTTTGATAAGGACATCTGAGCACTTACAGACTGGAGCAAAAGCAGCGATAGCAGCAAAAGGAACGTTCCGAGAATCGTTACAGACAGGATGGCTTACCACAGAAGTACTTACTCAGACACTTGATCAATTTTCAACAGCAGCTGATACACAAGAAGAATATGAAGCCGCTGTCAAAAAATTTGTGGATCAGGGGTATTCGAAAGAAGAAGCAAAACAGATGGCTGATATGGCCAAGACCGCCGGCGATGCAGCTACAAAGGTCAAAACATTCAGTCAGTTGATTGATACTCTGAAGGAACCACTTGGCTCAGGTTGGGCAGAGACGTGGCGAACTGTTATTGGAGATTTCGAAGAAGCTCGTGAATTATGGACCTCTGTAAGTAATATACTGAGCGATGCTATAAATAAATCGTCCGATGCTCGAAATGCCATTGTAAAAGAATGGGCTGATCTAGGTGGAAGAACCGCCATGATCGATTCATTTCGAAACGCTTTTAATGCATTACTATCAGTTACAACACCCATAAAAGAAGCATTTAATTATGTATTTCCACCTGCAACAGCTAAACAGCTTTTAAAGATTACCGAAAACGTCCGTAATTTGACAGCCAAAATGCGACTCTCAGATTCAGCAGCAGCTAAACTAGAGAAAACCTTTGAAGGTCTCTTTTCAATAGTCTCTATTGGTACGAAAATTATCGGTGGAATTGGGAGTGCTATATTAAAACTTGCAACTTCAAAAGGTGTATCTAGTTTGGCTAGTCATTTACTTAATTTAGGAGCGGCTATAGGTGAAGTAATATCAAAAATGAATGAATCAATCAAAATGGATTCAATAGCAAATGGATTAGGTAAAGGGATTGATTTCATATCAGGTCTGTTAGTTTCTTTTCTAAACATCATTGACAATGTCTCGGATGATCTGAATAAGAAGTTTAAGATTGATGGTTTTCTTGGAGTACTTGATACACTTAGCAATGCTGTATCAAAGACCTTTTCTTATATAACTGACAACCTTTCGCACTTCCACTCTATATTCACAACCATAGGAAGTGTTGTATCTAAAGGGATAGCCCTAATCGGTGAATATATTAGCAAAGGTATTAGCTGGATTCACGATAATATTTCATTCGGTGATGTATTTACCGGTCTTGTTGGTGGTGGATTATTTGTGACCGCTACGAAAATAATCAGTTTAATTGATTTGATTAAAGATAAAATAAATTCTTTGTTTGGCAAAAAAGATGACAATAAACTGACTCAGATAATAGATAAATTCGGAAGTGCTTTGGACTCATTACACGACTCACTTCAAACATTTACAACTGGTATTAAAGCGACCTCGCTACTGGCTATAGCTATAGCTATTGGTATTTTAGCTGGATCGATGGATACATTATCGAAATTGAGCGTAGAAGATATCGGTAAATCGCTGTTTGCTATAGCATCATTATTTTCAATGCTTACTTTATCTTTTAAATCACTAAATAAGACATTAAGTAAATACAACACAAAAGGACTGATTAAAGCCGCCGGTTCGATTTTAATTTTAGCAGAAGCTTTAAAAGTGTTATCCAAAGCGATAGTCACCCTTTCAGGACTATCATGGGGAGGAATCGCAAAAGGACTCACTGGCGTTGGTGGGGGACTTATTGAATTATGTTCAGGCATTAAAGCTATAAATGGAGTCAAAATTCCACTGTCAACAAGTTTGGCATTATTAGCTTTAGCAGAAAGTTGCAAAATGCTTGGTGATGCTATGAGCAAGTTTGGTAAATTATCATGGGGCGAGATTGCTCATGGACTGATCGGCATGGGTGGGGCACTTGGTGAATTTGTTGCAGTATTAAAAGGTCTTAATAAAGTCAGCGGAATGCACTCTATTTTTAGCGGTGGTTCATTATTGATAGCAGTACAGTCTTTGAGTGCACTTGCTTCTGGATTATCTAAATTTGGTCAAATGGATTCCGATAGTATAAAAAGAGGCCTTGTCGGTATGGGTGGTTCTTTAGCTGAGTTGGCTACAGTGCTTTCTGCGATTGGAAAAATAGCAGGATTTTCCAGTCTATTTGCTGCAGGATCGATACTTGCCGTAACACAAGGACTTGATGATATTGCTAATGCATTCGGAAATTTTGGTTCTATGTCTTGGGATGAAATAGCACAAGGTCTTGTAGGAATGGGTGGTGCCTTAGCTGAAGTTGGTACAGTA